TCATAGGCCATCGCAATGTCTTTGGTTGCATTGCCGCCAGCTGGTGACACGCGGATATCGTAGTCGCTCTGCTCTATCTCAGAGGCTACCTGATCCACGATAGGATTAACCATATCAAACGTATAACGCGGCTTGGATTCGTTTGAGTTCCACCAGTAGGGCTCCCACTGGCCGTCTCGCTTATCAAGGAACAAGTGCGCTTCTCTGACGCGCTCCCGGTTATCCTTGTCCGCCATCTGACACTTGCTCAGCAGGTCTATAACGTCCTGATGATCTTCATAATCAGCCTTGTAACTAAGGTCAGCTTCCGCTGCGCCCCGGCTGTCTAGCTCTTTGCCATCGTCATACTCAGCCATATTGCTTCCATCCTGAGAAGTTTATCTCTACAGGTTTGACACTATTAATTTTTGGCGAGTGCATAGACATCATAAGAGCATCGCCCATATTCGGTGAAGGTATTGAGTAGGGCTTTTTCGCCATCTCTACCTTGCTCAAAATCTGTATCTTACCACTATTTGATCGTTTCAAAGGTATTCTGCACACCTCAGATCGTAATTGTTCAATATTGTCAATATCTGATGACAGGCTTATGAGCTCTTCCGGGTTGATGTACTGCCCCTTTTCTACGGCCCGATACGTTGCTTCGAACCTATCCCGCAGCGTCCACCACATCTGAGCTCGCTTGTTGAAGAAGGTCTCCCGGTTAGTCTTTGCCCTCTGGCTTCCTCCCAGCGTGTACGGCATCTCTGGGTCATACGGCGATTCAGAGCCCTTGAACATATGGTACTCCATCTTCTTGCCATCCAGTGCCTGATCTACCTGCCGCTTCAGGCTTATGCCCAGACCGTCACAGTCCCAGATGAAGTGGTCCGCCTGAGATGCTATTGCTTTCTCCAGCGCCCAATCCATACCCTCGTTGGCATCACCTGTTACTTTTTCACACACATCAAGGATCACGTTACCGTGCCGCAGCGCGTAACCTTTACTGTCACCGCCCTCGTCTGAAGGGTCGTGAGACGCGATCATAGCGCCTTCAGGCTTCCATCCTAGCTTGACGTGAGCGTCTATGGCGGCGTCGAACCAATCGGGCTCTATGATGCTGTCCTGTACGGTATCCAAGTGCTTGCCTTCCCAGATGTGCTCGTACATAGCTCTGGGAAGGTTCTGCCTGTCGTGCAGCCTCTCCTGCTCTAGCGGAGTCTTCACGAACCACGGGTTGTCCTCGTAGTTCATGCGGATCACCAGATGCAGGTCATCCTCGTATATCCCATCCCGGTTGAGCTGCTTCTCAAATGGCTTTATGAATCTTTCAGAGAAAGCGTCAGTGCTGGACCGCGGGTTTCCTGATAGCCATATCTGACTGCCTGCCTCCCGGAGCGTAGGAGTCAGAGCCTTGAGGCTGTCGAAGGATATTGTCTGCGCCTCCTCTACCCAGAACAGGTTGAAACCGAACATAGACTTGACTGCCTCGACGTTGCGCGCCAGCCCTCTAAACTTGAAGGCTATGTCACCGTTGAACAGTATCTGATTGTTCTGGACCTCAAAGCAGTCGAGCCCGTAGTTCTCTATCTGAGACGCCAGCAGGCTGTGCACCGAGTCATCTATGGAGTTCTGAAACTCACGGAAGGCGCCTATCTTCTGACCTCCCAGAGCTTTGTATAAGCACAGGTTAGCGAGCCCGTAGCTCTTGCCGCTGCCCCTGCCGCCGTAGACCACAATGAAGCGCTGCTTGGCATTCAGGATAGGGACTAGCTTGGGAGCGATCTGAAACTTCATTCCATCCGGGCTTTGCTTATGGCTATGGCTTGGGCTTGCTTGGTTGCTGCAGTAGAGCTGCTGTGTCCGCCCCCATCTATCGCTGTCCCCTTCTTGTTCTTAGCGATAGCCCCATCAGGCTCTACCAGCCGATACTTCTTGCCTATCTTCTTGACCTTCAGTGGCATTAGTCTAGGTCTCCCGGATTCACAACCTCAAACGTGACGTGATAGTCCTTCTGGATAGGATCACCGTTCGGACCGCTGATCTCCTGCCTGCTCTTCTCTGTCCATCCCAGTGTCTGACTGAGATACAGCTTCAGGCTGGAGAAATCCTTATCAATAATTGCCTTGTCTCGCAGAGTCCTTGCGGCCAGTGCTCCCTCAAGATACCTACTCTTCGTGTAAGCGGTAAAAACTCTCTTGTCCCTCTTAAGTATCTCTCGTAAGGTCTTGTCAGTCATACCGAAATAAGTAGCCAGCTGCTCTTGTGTTAATACGGGAGCAAGCTCTTTGATCTCTTCGATCTCTTCCTCTGTGAATACTCTCTCTGGCCTAGCCATTTAGGTATCTCCCGCAGTAATCAGCACCGGCAGGAACGCCCACATAATCATGCCCGGTTGCCTCCCAAGCCCATCTCTGCTCGCACAGAGTATCTGTAGCACATCCAGACAGCATAAGAACAAACAGCAACTTAACCATCGCCCAGCTCCCTGAAGTCTTCTATAGGGATGTAAACAGCAGGTTCAACGTCTTGAGGATCTCCCCGGTCTTTCCTGCCGCCCATCTTTATTACGCCTCTACAGTGTAGCAGATCAGCGTATCCTATCTTGTCTTTCCATCTGACCACTAGCGTTACCGGGAGATTTGTTATCTTACCTAGCTCTACAGAGGCATTGTATTTATCCAATGATAACATAAAGGTATCAAAGTCATTCATGTTGTACGTTCGGCACTTAACCTCTATCCAAGCGACAATCTTACCGTTGCGCTCTGCCGCATAGTCTACCCGGTACTTGATTGGTATCTTGTTTAGCTTGGTGTTCCACGCAGCAGATATTTTTTGTGCCACTTCATCCTCATTCTTGAGGCTCTCTGGTGTTTCGTACATAGGACGGTTCATGTAGGTCAGGCTCCGTTTAATTGATCTCTCCTCGCATTCAGATCAGCTATCTGGTACATAACCTTGTCTTCAGCGCTCATGCTGTTGTAGTGAATCTTCCTGTCGAATCCTTGTATCTCTTGATTTGACCAACGGGTACGTCTCTTGCCTAACTTCTTTGGTGCTGGCAGACCTACGTCCGGATCCTTTGTCCAATCCCAAATGGTCTTCCGGGTTACGCCATAATACCTAGCTAACTGCTTGTCGGTTGACCATCCTACTCCATTCTGAATATCCCGGAGCGCTTCATCCATCCTGAGTTCTAAGTTAGTTTTCATGCTTTCTCCTTACAGGTTTTTGTTGAGTCTTATTGTGTTTCTTTGAGTTGCTAGCTTGTATCTCTGGAGCTCTTTGGCGCGTATCACATCCCCGCGCTTCTCTGCTGCCTCATAGATCAGGCAATACAACTGATCCTCTTCCTTAGTCTTCTTCAGTATCCAATCAGGATCATGCGCCAGCTTGTCAGAAAACAAGACTCCCGGCTTGAGCCCGAGCTCCTGCACGACATCTAAGCCACTAGCACCGCAGGCGTGGCAATGTATCAATACCTTACCGTCACGTTCCGTTAAGCTTAGGCTCGGGTGTTTGTCTTCACCGTGGATAGGACAACTGGCTTTGTAGCTACTACCGTGCTGCCTGACTCTCTTCAGATGCGGGAGTATTTCATCTAGCACCTGCTGGTCTCCTCGCTGAGCGTATCTGAGCGTAGGTAATAAATTCCATTACATCCTCTGACTTGCAGACCTCTGGTGTTCTATCAAGTCCTACAGGCCAGACACCAAACTTCTCCTTGTATTTCCAGCTTGCCCAACCCGGCTTAAAGCCCTTCCTGTGGCAGTAGTCCATCAGTTCAGATATCCAGCGCTGCTTCATCTGCTTCAGCGTCTCGCCATCTGCTAGGACCAGCTTGGTTCCATCATCCTTGAGTACCTTAACGTCAGCCGGGAGAATATATCCGCAGCCACATCTGCGCCCCTGAAAGGCTGCCGTGCATTGTGGGCAGGTATGAGTGATAGGCTCCTTCTCTTCCTTCTGAACCTGCTCCTTCTCCTTAAACTTCTTCTCGCCGTCATCTAGCGACTCAGGCACAATCCGTTCTGCGAAACCGTGTAAAGTTACGTTACCTGCGTGGTCAAGATAGGTAGCCTTCTCCTTCCCGGGCGCCGTCCTGAGTATCCTGCCGGCTCTCTGAACGAAAGCTATAATTGATTTACAAGGAAAGCAGTCGATCAGGATCTCACAGGAAGGGTCATCCCAGCCCACACCTAATAACCGGGAACAGGAAAGTATCTTGTAGTCTCCCCTCTCAAAGTCCCGGTAGAGCATCTCCCGCTCTTCTTGTGGCGTGTAACCATCAATGTGAGCCGCAGGTATCCCAGCTGCATTAAACTGCTCAACAAGGTTCTTAGAG